TTAAGTCCTCTAAATAAATTGAGCAATAAGTGCAGACCCATCAATTAAGATAGATCCAGTTGTGTATTGTGCTGGTAAATCTATCTTCATTTCTGATGTATTCGTGATATTGCCTGTGGCATCACCATATATGATACCTTCGTTTGTGAGCCAAAAAGCTACTTCTGCCTTTCCGCCAGGTTGCCAAGAACCTTCAACCATTGCACCAATTGCGTTTTTATCCGAATACTTGAGTGCTGGGTTATTGTCTACAATCCGCCAATCAAATTCACTCGGCTTTGCACCAGAGAGAAACCAAGTAACTAAGCTGTCAGATATGTATACACCCCCGGCAACGTGCCGAACCATTGTTACGTCTGATTCAAAAGACAAGAACGAATCACCCAATGAAAAAACATCAGGGCCATAGTCTTCTGAATACCAAACAACCGGGCCATCAGCGATATATGCCCTACCGTTATAAAAATCTAAGTGCTGGCCTAGAGGAGGACTATAAAAAACTCTTGTCTTATTATCAGAGACTACATCACCTTTAGCCCATGAGACATTGGCACCATCAACGATCTTGCCTTTCTCTATCCCATTACTCCAATAGGCAACCCCATCTAAGACAAAGCATGACAAGGCCAGACCGGAGGTAACTGTGGATACGGTAACGTAATCAGTGAAATTAGGTAACAGCAGGTTGAGGTTGCTACCAGAAACGAACAAACAGTATTTGTTTTCAACAGGATGTATAGAGTGTGAATCTAATGTTGCCTGCCTGGTTATTGCTCTCCGGCGTGAAACCCTATACTTGTCTGAAATATCAATATTCATACAAGCCGAAAAATCAACAATACCTTTTTCACCGACATACCCTGATGGATTGCTGGAATAATGAGAACGTGCCTGGTCACTTTGGGTATTCAACCCAGAAGAGCCACGCATTATCGGTATAGTTACCATAAGTCCTCAACGTATTTTGGCTCTCTAGGCTGCGTTGGCTTAACAAATGCTGCGAGTTTAGCCTTACCAATCATGTATAGTTCTTCCCACTTTTGGGTATTAACCTTCGATCCTTCAATCCCATCCTCAATCATATTGAAGCATTCTTTAACAATGTACGGGACGATGACCGACATGTGAAAGTTTTCCGGCACTGCGAGCGGTGTCAAGTCGTCTGTGGCTAAGGCTGTAGGCTTTGCGTAATAACGAAGCGATAACGTATCAACAACCATGCCCTGGTAAAGAAGATCAGTTCCATCGACACAAACCTCTTCAATCGCGCCAACGTTATCCAGTGTGGGATACTTGGCAAGAAAACCAAGAAGGTCTTCATAATCCTCTTCTCTCGAGCCAATCTTTCTGTCTTGTGCAGCAGAGCCTACCCAGAACAATCTGCGCTGATAATCACTCGGAAGCGCCACACTTGAGGAGTCCACAGCAGTAGTCACAGTGTCAAGCGATCTCAGATAAGGTAATTCTATCTCGTTTGAAATCTCATCAACACCGTTATTAAGGACGGACAAAAGATCACCGGAACTAAACCCAGAATCTTGAATCCGTCCAACGGCAAAATTGATAATATCAGCCGCAATCATTGTTTAATCCTTCTGGAGTGCAAATTCGTCCAGATAAAGACTGAAATAAATGGCTGAAGAATTTGTTCTGGCATCAACAGCGACTTCCAACGGAATGGCCTTGGTCAGCAAGGTTTTGCGTGTTGCAAGGGTTGTACTCATCGTGCCGTTTATAATCGCCAGTTTTGCAGTGTCTGTCAACACACTGGCCGTTCCCATCGTGGTGCTACCACTTTTTACTGTAACAGCCGTTGCACAGCCAGTCGCTGTTGACGGGGTTACATCAAATCCCAACACTGTCATGTTTGCCGGAACAGGAACTACGGTAAACCCTGCACCTGTTGCCGCTTCTACTAATCCACTAATTATTTTCATGGTTTCTACCTCAAAATATTTATAAACTTCTAACCCTGAGCCGTTAAGCTCAGGGTTCAATTCCCAACTACTCGGATCAGGCAGGCGCAGACACAGCAGTAAAGCGACTGTGTGCAGCACGATGCTTACAACAAAGTTGACCCATCCAACGAATAGAAGCTGTCCAGATATCAGGCTGAGTACGATCCGCTTCCCACTTAGGGGTAGTGAAGTCAAAATCAGAATGGCTCACAAACTCAAGCATACGAGTATTGTACGCGTCAACGTAGCTTGCAGTCTGTCCGAGATCAGCAACAACAGCCGCGCCGTCAAACATTACATTGGCAAAGCCTTTTCCTGCCAGGTCTTCATCAGCGTAACGAACCAACGACTGCAATGAACCTTCATAACCGTCTTTAATGGTCTGAGTCGTCATATACAGATCAGGCATTCCTTCAGTGTTGGTATCAACAATGGCAGGGAGTCTGATTGCCTGGAAACCTTTAAAGTTACCAGTAGTCGCGCTTGAGGAGTTATTGGAAGACCAAATAGAAACGTCATCCTCTTTAATCCCACCATAAGCTGTTGACGATGTGCCACTGAAAAGAGCAGCAGCGCCCACAAAGCCCTGAACGCCATCAACTACATCATTCAGATAAATACCAGCGCCCATTTTACGGCGAATGGTTTTCTGCATATTGGCAAACTTAGCAGCAACAAGATTGACAATTGCAGCCTCGCCGTTGTTCTCGACACGATCAAGCAAATCAACCGTCTGAGCAGCAAAATAACCGCCCCAAGGATAATACGCCTTGTTGTGTGTTTCTGTTTTGGTGGTAGGAATCAAAGTACTATTCCCGTAAACACCAGAGTGTGCAGCACCATGCTCCAGCGGGCAGTCAACATACTTACCGCCGTCAACCTTGCGCTTTGCATCCATAAGTTTCATGAGCAGAGCATTTGACCGAAAATAAATATCAGTGGGCTGCCCGAGTACATACGTGTTTGTTAGTGCGTTGAGTTCATCAATTGTAAAAGCCATTTCTTACCTCTTATCCTGGAGTCGCAGACCGCAGACCCTTTAAGGTCTTCAACATTGCAGCCGTTGCCTCGTTATTGTTTTTGAACGGTTTAGTAACCTGCGGAGCATTGGCAGTGCCGCCTTGTTTCCCAAGTACTTTTCCTCCTGCCGTTTCCGCGCCTTTTGCTAATTTAGCGCCCATTTCCTTTGCAGCCTCGACCTTTGCTTCCCATTCCGTTGTCACCTGCGCCGCTTTCTCATCGGCCTTAAACTTATGGAATGCTGTGTAATCATCCATCAGTGGATCTTCATCAAGGTACGGTTGCAAAGCACCGCTTGACTGGATCACCTGGTAATCCGGATTTTTTTGCATGAAACTGGTCTGTGCTTTTGAGATATCGCCCTGCCTCTGTTGCTCCGTGACTTGTTGCATAACTTTTGCAACTGTCATATTGCTGTTGAGTGCTAAGGCTTGTTGCATACCGTCTTGGATCTCGATTTCGCCGCTGTCCATCTTTTGATAGATGTCAACAAGCTGTTGTTCCTCGCCCGGCCCTTCCGGCTGCTTGTTCATCTCGGTAAGTTGCGCTCGTAATGCACCAATTTCGTTTGACTGCTTACCTATCATTGCTTGATTGGCTGTCATCATCTGCTCGAATTTGGCTGATAAGTCATTGCCTGGAGTCGTAGCTTTGTCCTCAACGGGTGCTACTTCTTCGACTTTGGCTTCTACTTCAGGGGTTGGTTCGACGTTATCCACCGGGTTGATGGGTTTCGATCCTGCCGCCATTTGTCCTTCTTTCATTCGTTCTCTCCAGGGGCCATAAAGGTTTTCCCTTCTGTTAAGCTGAGTATTCAGCTATATGATTCTTTTTGAGATAGCGATTGTATTCACCTCTCGTTGTTATTTTGTGCTTGTCTCTTGAGTTCTGCAAACAACCTAATGTTTCAGGGTGTCTCATCCATGCTGGCATGTCATCACCAAGAACCAAGCTGGGCGATAAAACCTTGCCCGCTTCTCCCCCGCATACGCAAGGGACGGTATCAGGTTTATCACCTATTTTAAAAAAAGCCTCTTGTTCAGTACCGCACTTCTTGCAGCTGTAATCGTATATTGGCATTATGATAATCCTACTGAGCCAAGATTAAGAATAATTGCAAACCGTGTAGCAGTTAATCCTATAAGCACAAGCGTTTCACCTGCTGCGTTAAACGTAGCAACATCATTTGTCCCGTCAAAAGTACCAGCAGTGAGTGTCACTGTGTGTCCATCTGTCCCAGCATCTATTTGAGTTATGGTAAGTACCCTTCCTGGTGCTGGAGCAGCCAGAGTCAGCTCAATTTTAGTGCCTGAAGAATCAAGTGTGATAAAAGAAGAATCAGATACTGCACCTGAAATGATTACAGCATCGGGAATATACACAGTGCCGTCGGTACTTTGCACTCCACTTACTTCTCCACTTATTGCAGCCTTTACCGCTTTCTGCGTAGCTACTCTCGCATCACTGTCTGCTGTCATCGCAGAATCAGTATCAAGATCCACATAGTTTAGACCTCCGCCCACACAAACTATCTGATTACCTATCATTTCCCTGCTCCCTGAGCTTGTGCGCCCGTTTGTGGTTGTTTAGCAAATTCCATTAATTGTTGCATTGTCTCAATCGGTACTCCAGCGTCAACAAAAGCCTGTGCAGCCTGGTCGAGCATGTCGCCACTTTCAGCCATCCTTTCGATTATCCGTTTAGAGTTCGGGAAGTTCGATACATCCAGCACCGCTTGTGCATCAATGATCCCCTTATCGAAAAAGTCAATTGCCTGTTCTTCGACCTGCAATGAGGTCTGTGTGATGGTAGAGCCACTTTCAACCACGTATTGAAACTTCCTGTCTATGAAATCATTGCCTTTTATGCCTGTTACTTCGTCGTCCACTTTGATTGTGTCAGTAACAACGCCGAAATTCTGGAAGAATGATATCGCCATCCGACCACGTTGCCTGATAAGATAATCAACCATCCTGATTTTATGTCTCATCAACACTTGATTGCGCTCTTGCAGTGCTACAATTGCCGAAGCTGCTACAATCCTGTTCGGTGTGTCGCCACGGTCTGCGTCTTCAATTTGATAAACCCGGTCAAATATACTAAGCAGCATATCAAACAGCCTAATTGTGTCAGAAGGCAATGATGGGACCTGAACATATCTAATGTGAGCGCCAACAGCGCCATTGGTGGGCTGAATAACGAGTCCGGGGTTGTTATTAAGATCAGCAATAGAAACGCCTGAATCTCTCGGTAAAACCAACGGTGGTAGCATTACCCTAGCCAAGTATCTATACATCCTGGAAAGCAACTCGGATATTTTTTCAACCAGATCACCAACTTGTTCTGCTGCTGCAAAGCCCCATGGGGAGGTGGTATCTCGATAGCTTACCGCTGTGCTGTACGGGAAATGGTCAAACAAATAGGTATTAGCCTGCTGTTCTCTTGTTAGCGCCGGGTTGACATTGGGGTTTTCCATATCGGCCAAAACAAGCTCACCATTATTTGACAATGTGACTACCCGTATTCCGCCGGGGTATTTCTTGCGTCTTGTCTTTACGCCCTGATCATCTGTTTCAGCATCAAGCATCGTGTTATCACGCACAAAAAGCTCAACAACTAAAGCTCTATCTCCGTAACCCTGTGTATCTTCTCTAGTGTGCATCGTCTTACTGCCATACACCGAAGTAGTTGTCCGGCCTATCCTTGATATTCTTGGCCGGTTCTCTTCCCGGTCTTCACCGAGTGTTGAATACACATCATCACGCTCGGTTGTATTCTCTTCTAGGCCATACATTGCGTCAACTTCATCCGGTCGCATTGCCGAAGCCATGCCAGCAAAGGGTGCATCGTTGGGAGCTCGCCAATTGCCGGGAGCGATAACATATGAATAAGGGTCAACGCTGATTATATCAGCTTCACTCGTTTCTTTATTCAGCACAGCTTTTTCAATGACAATTCCGTATGTTTCCATATTCAGCGCTGAGTCAACCAGAGTGCTGATCTGCTCGGTAGTACTCCACCAATCTTTCATCCTGACGGTTACTTTTTTGTCTGAATCATCTGGAACCGGATTGCCTTGTTCATCTAGTATTGGATTGCCTTGTTCATCTTTAAGATACGCTCCATCGAGGGAAACAACCTCAGCCGATGGGTTTTTAGCGGTCAGGTTGGCTACTGTGCGTTGGGTATTGCTGAATATCAAGTTTGCCAAGACAGCGTTCTTGTTCTTCAGTCCCTTATTAACCGAGCCACCACGCCATATCTTGTGATTCTCAAACCAGCGCTCTTTCAGGTTGAGTCGGGTCTTCTCTTCTTCCGAGGCGGTGAAACAGTTTTCCCAGAACCATCTGCCAACATCTGCATGACCCTCAGGTGGCAAGTTTGAAAACGTCCAATTATCCATTGTAATCCGGGTGTTTATATTTTATGTGATTTTTTAAACCACGACCAGACATCTGTCGCTGACAAACCGGGCATGTTCTATCTCGTGGAATTTTGTTGCTATCATTGTCGTACTGCTCAAGGTCAACCCTGATCCCGCCACTGTTTGTATAAAGGTTCCCGCATTCTGGGCAGGATATATCACCAGTCGGGCAACTTACATCCTCGTAAAACGTAGACCATCCGTCATTCTTGTGCTTACTCTTCAAAACGAGCATATCGCCAGTTAGCGTTTTGTTCGGATTGAATTTCTTTGTTGTCTCGTAGAAGCGCCCAGAGCATGACGTGCAGATCATATCAGCCATTATTTACCACCTTTTAGCGAGTCTTTAGCAAGGCTCGGCCCCATCTTCGCATTCATCTTTTTGATTATGTCGGGCAGTCCTTCATCTTCGGTCTGTTCCTCAAAAGAGAACTCATCAATGTTGTGTGGCCCCGTAGACTTAGGTATCTTCGGTGCGAACAAAGTTTCGTGTGATTCCCTCTTTGTTTTGAACACCAGGTATCCAGTGCATATTGCAGACAGCAACATGAGCAGGCCCATGACTCCAGCCGAGGCCAGCATTAACCAGAAAATCTCTATTACTTTGATATCCATTATGTCCTTATGCTAAGTTTACAG